TGGAAGTAACGGTCAAAATTCTATATTTGATACAATAACTTCTATTGGTGGTGGTCGTGGTTCATATTTTAATACTGTTGCAAATAATGGAGGTTCTGGTGGTGGTGGTAGTAGATATGTTGGTACAGCTGGTATCGCAACAATAGGACAAGGAAATAATGGAGGTGCTGGTCTTACTATTGGAGGCGCTGGTGGTGGAGGCGGAGGTTCAGTTGGTTCAAGTGGAATAAGTATAACAGGCGGTAACGGAGGGATTGGTTTAACATCAAATTTAAATGGACTTACTTATGCAATAGGTGGAAAAGGAGGTAATGCTAACTCAACTAGTAATGGAATAAGTGGTTCAAATAATACTGGTAACGGTGGTGGCGGTGGTGATGTTAATGGTTTTTCATCACAAAATAGAGGTGGTGATGGTGGTTCTGGTGTAATTGTGTTTATAACACCTGAGACAATTACTGCAACATTTACCGCTGGTGTTGTTCAAACAAACACAACATCAGGTGGATTTAAAATATACACAATAACTGCTGCTGGTGTTAGTGATACTGTAACTTTTAGTTAAATTAAATAATATGGCACATTATGTAATACTTGATGAAAATAATTTTGTTATCAATGGACATGTTGGTAGAGATGAAAATGATATTGTTTTGGATAATAATGGTAATCCTATTGATTGGGAAATTTATTATGGTGCTAAACGCACATCTTACAACACGCGTGGCGGTATTCATTACCAAGCCGACAACAATACACCAAGTGTAGACCAAAGCAAGGCATTTAGAAAAAATGCAGCTGGAATAGGCTACTATTACGATAGTATAAGGGATGCTTTCATCCCTCCTAAACCTTTTCCTTCTTGGATATTGGATGAGTTTAGTTGCTTATGGAATTCACCAATACTTTATCCAGATACATCAAATATGCCAGAACCATATAAAATATATAACAGATATGTTTGGAATGAGGATATCATAAACTGGGAATTAATGAAACCATTTGATAGTTGGTTATTAAACCAATATAATTATTATGTTTCACCAATACCCTACCCAAGTGATGGTAAACAATATTATTGGGATGAGGAAAATAAACAATGGAATCAAAATTAAATAATATGCAACAGAAAAATGTAAAATACATTAATAAAAATTTAACAATTAATAATGTGAGTGTACAGACAAAGGAATCAAATATTGCAACAATAAACAATCAGTTTAAAACAATATATATGCACATTCCAAATAAGCCAAAATAGATTACAATTATCACATTTACAATTAAAAAGGATACTAGTTATATAATTAGTATCCTTTTTTAATATTTAAAAGTTTTTCATTTTTTTTTAGATATTTATATAAATAAAATAAATAAAATTATGGCAAATGAAAAAGTATTTGTATCACCAGGTGTATATACTTCAGAAACAGATTTAACATTTGTTTCGCAAAGTGTTGGTGTTACAACATTAGGAATGGTTGGCGAGACATTAAAAGGTCCAGCTTTTGAACCTATATTTATATCAAGTTATGATGAATATCAAACATATTTTGGGGGTACGTCACCAGAAAAATATGTTAACACACAGATACCTAAATATGAATCAGCATATATTGCTAAGTCATATTTACAACAATCAAATCAATTATATGTAACTAGAATTTTAGGATTGTCTGGCTATGATGCTGGACCATCATGGTCAATAACTACTATTGGTAATTGTGATACAGCAACAGTTGACTATACATCTGAGAGTGAAAACTTTGTAATAAATTTTTCAGGAACATCAACAGGTGAACTTTTAATAAATTTATCAAATAATAGTTATATTACTTTGGCTAAATTTTCTGGAAGCACTTACCAAGGTAGTGATGGTTCATTTTCAACATTCTACGATGATTTGAAAATTTTCACTAATGATGTTTATTTGGATAGAACATTATCTGCACAAACACAATATTATGGTTCAATACCAGCATCAACTTATAACACATTAACAGCTTCAACATTTACATCAGGTATAACATATAATTATTTTGACACAATAGTTCCATTAAATACTGATGGTACGCCAAAATCAGAAAATTTCCCTTGGTATTACGCTACATTTACAAATACATTAGATGGTGGATATTCTGGGTATTCTTTCTATTACTATGTTAGTAGTTATTCAGCTAACACCCCAACCAATAAATTTATAGGAACAGCTATTGGTCAAATATTTGAATTTAGCGGTAAGACTTTTCCTAATTATGATAATGTTGTTATTGCAACATTAAGGTCAAGAGGTTTAACAAGTTATTCATCAACTGAACATGGACCTATATATGAAATAGAAGGTAACAATTTAAAAATTGATTCTGCAAATAGTTCTGTAATAACTTCAAATCCTTATGGTGATTTTGTTTTAAGTGGTAAAACTAAAGAGAATAAAACATTTACATTTGGTGTTTCTATGAAAGATACTAATGCTAATTATATAGCAAATGTTTTAGGCGTAGATAATTTCGGAAAACCTAAGAATGAAACTCCTATTTTTGTTGAAGAACACTATCCTAATTTGTTAAATCAAATGTATAAAATGGGATATATTAGAGGATTAAGATTTAATTTAACTTATTTAGATAGTGCTAGAAGTGGTAACTCTAACTCAATTGGTTGGTATTTAGAACAATATCAATCACCAAAGACACCTTATGTTGTTTCTGAATTGAGGGGTAATAAAGTATATAATTTATTTAGATTCATTTCTATATCTGATGGTTCAAGTGCAAATACAGAAGTTAAAGTATCAATTGTTAATATGTCATTTAAGAATAAAACATTTGATGTTTTGGTTAGGAGTTTTTATGATTCTGATTCTGCACCAGTTGTTCTTGAAAAATATACAAATTGTACATTAGATGAAACTACAAATAGTTTTATTGGTAAAAAAATAGGTACTAGTGATGGGGAATACAATTTAGTATCTAAGTATATTATGTTGGAGATGTCGGAAGAATATCCTAGTGATGCATTACCTTGTGGTTTTATGGGATACCAGCATAGAAAATATGGTTCAAGTAAAACTCCTGGTCCATTATATAAAACACAATATTATTATAATAATCAAACTGTTTATAACCAACCTTTTGCAACTAGTAATGTTGTTACTTCTGATAATGTTAAGAGAACTTATTTAGGTTTTTCAACATCATTTGGTTATGATAATGCATTCTTGTCATACAAAGGAAAAGTTAACCCAACAAGTATTATATCTGATAGTGTTGATTGGAATGTAATTACAAAAGGATTCCATATGGATTCTGGTGCTACAGTTGTTAAAATAGCAAATTCATATACAACAAGTGGCGAAACGGCTTTTGAGGTTGGAGTATCTAGTTTTAACTCTGAACCAGAAGATAATTCAAATGCATATTATTATTTATATTCAAGGAAATTCACATTAATGTTTGAAGGTGGATTTGATGGTTGGGATATCTATAATGAGAAAAGAACAAATGGTGATGAATATATAATTGGCGGAACTGGTTATATGAGGGGAGCCAAGAGTGTCTCTGGTAGATATGTTGCAGCAACTGGTCAAGGAACATTTAAGCAAATTGTTGAAGGTGATGGTACTATTGATTTTGCAACAACTGATTATTATGCATATTTAAAAGGTATTTTAACATATAAAAATCCAGAATCAGTTAATATTAATGTATTTGTTACCCCAGGTATTGATTATGTTAATAATAGTAATTTGGTTGAAGCAGCAATTGATATGGTTGAAAATGATAGAGCAGATTCAATTTATATAACCACAACACCAGATGCTGATTTATTGGATACCAATACAAAAGCATATATTTATCCCCAAGAATCTGTTGTTTCATTAGAAGAAACAAATATTGATTCAAACTATACAGCAACATATTACCCTTGGATTTTGGTTAGGGATACAACAAATAACACACAAGTTTATATTCCACCAACAGGAGAAGTTTGTAGAAACTTAGCATTAACTGATAATGTGGCATTCCCTTGGTTTGCATCTGCTGGTTATAGTAGAGGTTTGGTTAATTCAGTAAAAGCAAGACTTAAACTTACACAAGATGAAAGAGATATATTATACCAAGGTAGAATAAATCCTATTGCAACATTCTCTGATGTGAATACTGTAATTTGGGGTAATAAAACATTACAAGTTAGGGAGTCTGCATTAAATAGACTTAATGTTAGAAGGTTGCTATTGCAAGCACGTAAATTAATCTCTGCGGTTGCTGTGAGGCTGCTTTTTGAACAAAATGACCAGATAGTTAGGCAACAGTTTTTGGACACCGTAAATCCAATTCTTGATGGAATTAGAAGGGATCGTGGCTTAACTGATTTCCGTGTTACAGTTTCATCTGACCCAGAAGATATTGATAGAAATACAATGAGTGGAAAAATCTACATCAAGCCCACAAGAAGTTTGGAGTATATTGATCTCTCTTTTATCATCACGCCTACTGGTGCATCGTTTGAAGATATATAATAATGGATATATCCAACATTAATCCTTATAATAGGGTATAATGATGGAATTTTACAACAAACCCCCGCTTCTATTTTGAGGTGGGTGTTTTGTTTTTTAGAACTCTTCTATTGGGAAATTCTTCATCTTTATTTTCCAATATTCAGCCATAAATTCGGCCCGCAACTTATACTTTGGGTCAGTATGATAACCTGATTCATAAAT